AAACCATCATCGCTTGCTGCTGTAAAAGGAAGATTTGTTATGTTTAATCTTCCGCCATTTACACTATTAGAGGCAATTTGTAGAGTTCCTTGTACATGGCATACGTTTCCTATTTTTGTAAAACTTAGATGATTATTAGTAGTATTAAAAGCTATTGCACCAGTAGCACCTGATATAGTTGGATTAGCTACAAAAGTACCTTCTTCGTAATCGCTAAGTGCGTTAGCTACACCAGTATCTCCATTAAATTTCAAACCTTCCGAATCTATTTTTAATCTTTCTACATCTCCTGTTTGAAATTGAATATTTTGACTAGAAGCGTTCATAATGATTTTTTCATCATCATTACCTATTTCTAGGTTACCAGCTGTCATGTGTCTTATTTCTGTTACAGCTAATTTACCATCAGCTTGTAATCGCATGTGTTCAGTACCGCTCGCTACAAAACCAAGAGCATCTGAACCCGGATGGAACAATCCTGTTGCTGCATCATTAAATCTAATACTTGGATTACTAGCTGCACCATTTGAGTGAAATAAAACATTTCCCGCTTCTGACATATCAATAGTAAGGACAGTTATTTCTGAACCACCATCATTTCCCATGATGGTCAAATCGGCATCAGAAGCAGTTGTTTGTATTCTCATACCATTACTAACTTGCTTCAACCTTCCAAACTCTGTCCCATCATCTGAAAGAGTTATGTCTGAACCACCAGCATCAAAAACAATATCTCCAGCTACATCAAGTGTAAAATTACCACTTGATAAAGCTATGGTAGTTCCATCAATATTAAAATTATCAATATCTATACCAGCATCCGCTGTAATTTTTCCAGCCGAAACTATAGTAGAGCTATTAGTTATAGCTCCATCAACTTGTAGTGTAGAAGCCATATCAACCGCACCATCTATATCTACTACGTCAAGATTGGCTGTACCATTTACATCTATAGCACCTTCTAGGTCTATATCACCACCAACTATAAGATCATCTGTAACTGTTAAGTCGTCTTGTACTTTTAAATCTACGACATTCAAACTAGCAAAAGCATCTACAACCTTAGCTCCACTACCAGCTCCATCTAGGTAAACTGCTTTAGTATCTCCTGGAGGTATAGTTACTGTTGCACCAGAACCTTGTTTAATAATTATGTTTTGCGAACCACTTGTACCATTTTCAATAAAGTGCATCCTATTGAGTGTGTTAGGAGCTATTGTAATTGTACAGGCTGAATCTAATGTACCTGTATATTCAATATACATAGCCCTGCCTGGATCAGTTGCTCCATCGGCTACTGTAGTAGTATGGGTGTCTGCGTTGGTAGTGATACCTTCTGTTCCGTAACCTAAAGCCTCACCAATCAGCTCCAAATTTGTATTTGTTACCGTTCCCCATGTACCACTAGCATCTCCAGTAGCCATTTCGTTAAGTCTTAAATCATTTACGTATGTACTTGCCATTTATTGTTCTCCGAATAGATCTGTCTATTTCTTGTTTTATTATACACAATTTTTAAGCAGCAACATCTTTCCAACTTGGACTTTGTGTTTCTGTGATATCACTAAAATTAGAAGTTTGGTCTTCATCTAACTGACTCCATACTAATACTGTTCCTACGCTTCCCGTTGCACTTACACCTGTGGGTGCAACATTTGCTTCTGCATCAGTTGTTACAGATCCTACTGATCCAGTAGCAGCGTTTAAAGTTACGGATAAATTATTATTAGATACTGTTGTTGCAGTACCTATAGCGCTTGTTCCTACAGTTCCTGATCCTGTAAGCGTTACAATAGCCTCACCATCGACTGCTACAGAAATACTTCCTACTGTTCCAACAGCGCCTTGTATAGTAGCAATTGCTTGAGCATTTACACCTGCAACGGGTGCGCCTGTTGTTCCTACTTGAGAAGATGGAGTTACATTAGCTTCTGCGTCTACAGCAATTGTACCAAGTGCAGATGTTCCTGCTCCTGGTGCTGTAAGTGTTACGGGTAAAGGTTCGCCAAAGGTTAATTGACCCCAGGTCCCGCGACCCCAACCGTTAATATTAGCCATTTAAGGCTAGGCGATTCTAATAATCGCTGTGGATGCCGCTGCCGCAGGGAATACTATAGTGAAGTCCCCAGCAGTAGAAGTTTTATCTCCACCAAAATCTATAGTAGCTACAGACTTATCGCTGTTAGTGTCGTTATAAATCAAACAACCTCTTGCTGTTACTGTTGCTGTTCCAAATGTTAAGTCAGCAAAATCAGTAAATCCTGTAGTACCGCCGCTTGTTGGTGCAACTTTAGTTAAAGCGGCTCCGCCTGCTGTGTAATTAGTACCACTTACTTCTTGTGAAGTTGAATAAGCAGTTGTAGTTGCTCCCATAGTGGCAGAACTTGTGAATAAAGCAAGTTTAAAAGCATTACCGTTAGTAGCAAAGTTATGTGTTGCTGTTAACAATTCTTTTTTAAAACTTGTAGTTAATGTGGATGTAATTGCCATATCTATACCTTTTTTATAATTTTAGCAATATCTTCTTCGCCAGACTTCATAAGCTCTTGAATTAAACTTGCTTTATAAGATTTTATAGCATTATTCAAGTAAATCAAACACACTCTATAAATTAAATCTTTATAGGCTCTTGCCTGTTCTTTTATGTGTGGCTCATTATCATCAGAATAACCACATATTTTGTCAGTTAATTGTTTTGCCCAAAACTCAGGAGGATGACCTCCGTAGTTAGAAGTGGAAACTTCAACTAATCCTAACTCTGGTAAACCCTCTGGTGTTATCTTATCTACCATTTATTAGGATCTCCTGCTTTAGACTCCTTAAGATGGCTATCGTATCTATCCATATACATTACTTTTTGCTCTTGTTCGCCCCTTTCTATTTGGCTTTTATTAAATACACGTAGTTTGTTTTCATCGTCATGGACAATTACTTTAGGATCATCTAAACGATGATAGCCGTATAATTTGTCTTCTACGGGGATTGATGTATCTAATAATGTAGAAGAATTAGCCACTTCTACTGACACACCTTCGTTTTGGCATTTAGACAGCCAAAATTCCACACATCCTCTACCAGCCTCTGCAAAATTAAGGTTTCCTGTATAAGTAAAATCAACACCAAACATTTTTAAACACCCTACCTTGTTCCAAAGGGCAAAAGCTATAGCATAAGCAACTGTATTGTTTAAATAGTAACAATTTAAGTCTCTTACCACCTCGTCTACTGGAAATAATACTAAACCTGGAGCGCGTTCATCAAGTTCACAGGTATAAATTGGTCCTTCATGCGTTTTAAGTATCTTTTTCATTGATTCTGTCTGTCCACCAGCGTCTTCACTGTCAAAAAAACGACTCGCTGGGTCTAACATAAAGATTCTGTCGTGAAATATGACGTCAGCTACGGCATTTATTGCCCATACTTCGTCAAAATGTACTCCATGTGATTTTGCAAGATTATAGTCAAACCAACTTCGGCCCATGCCTACTATGGCGACTGTCTTGCCTTCAAGTTTCTTGATAGGCTTCATACTTTCTCCTTTTATTTAACTTACACTAGAACGAAGCGAGTCATAGCGATATTCATCGCGTCTTCCTCTGGCCTCTGCTCTATTTTTCAATCTAGCTATATCTTGTTGGAATCTAGTTTCGTAAGTGTTGAGCAAATCTGGTTCACCCTTCATAAAAGTATAAGCCTCAACTAATGAGCCATATAGTAAAGCATCTCTTGCATTTTGCGAAAGCCAAGTTCCAGCTGTAATGGAAACTAAACTTGCAGGTCTGTAGAGATAGTGCAGTTCAACTGAATAATCAGCGTCTGGTAATGGCGCGACAACGATAGTAGTTCCAGCACTTACAGAAGTGTTGTATTCCTTATCAAAGTCAGCGTAGTATAAAGGCAGTCCTCTTAGACTGGTATCAGTTATATCTGGAGCGTACTCCTGCATAAAACTGGGGTGTTTCTTTTGCAAAAACTTATAGTCGCTAGAACTATCAATTACTGCTAAAGAAAAACTTAGAACAAAATCTGTCGGACACGTTAAAAAACGATTTCCCGTTGTTAGATTACCTGATTGATTTTTTCTAAAAAAATCTGACTGTACCAAGTTAAATATACGATCTTCAGCATTTTTTACAAAGTCAGGAATCGTAGTATTAAACGTAGATTCATTATTATCTGTAAAATTCTGAATTAATGTAAATAACTCGCTATAAGTCATGTGATAATTGTAACGCTTCCTAATGAAGCTGTCATTTTTGTTATTGTAAAGTTAGAACCTAGAGTTGATGGGTTCATAAAATCTGATTGAAATATAGAACTACTGGTTACTACTACAAATCCCTCACCTACTTCTAAATCGTTATTAGGTCTTGGATTGTATAAAGCTTCTGAGTCTGTAACCACAGGAGTTGGGGTTAGTTGGGGAGCTTTAGGTTCAAAACATTCTGGACATGTTTTTAAGTTGTTCCATTCTTTCCTTAAATCGTTAAGTTTATATTCAAAACCACAACGATCACATAGACCTAAAGCAAATTTTCCTAAAGCGTAAGCCATTAATAACTACTTCTCATAGATGGTTTTAAACGGAAAGATGCTCTGTCCTCATCTTGGTCAGCAGCTCTTTGGAACTCTTCTTCATACATACCTTTGAGTAGTTGAGTTTTTTCTGGCGCTCTTTTTACAGAAAGGTAATAAGCCAAACCAGCAGCAAAACAAGGATAAAAACGAAACGGCATATCCATTGTATTAATTGCAGTATCTGCATCATCCATTCTTACTAATTTATTGAATATTAATATATCTGTAGAGTTTTCAGGAGCAGGCCATACTTTTATAGCTGGCGTTATAGTCTTGTCAAAAAAGAATTGAGATGGTCTACCTTTGGTTGTTTTGGTAGGTATATTCAAATATTCAGAACGACTTATTCTGCTTATATTGATGTCATTGTCTACATTATTTGTTGTACGACGTACGACCATATCTAATATATCTATTACATTGGTATTAAGTGAGTAAGAACTAGTACCTTCTGTTAACGTCTGCGTAGTTTGTTCTATAGTCCATTGGTTTAAGCCTCTGTTAGCCCATTCAGCTAACATAATATTTATAGATCTTTTTGCTGTAACAAGATCGTATCCTGTACGCAATTCTAGTCCACAACGCTCAAAAGCCTCTTCTATAAACTCAGTTACGTCAGGTTCAAAATTTGTACTGTTT